AGCTCGTTGTAGGCGCCCTGAATGCGCGACAGCGGGAACTGCGCCTCGCCGGAGTCATACCAGACCTCAACCGAATTGGTGCCGTACAGCCAGACCTCGCGGTGGTCCACGATCAAAGCCACCAGCCCGTCGGTCGCACCCTCCGCGCTGGCAAACTCCAGCGGGTCAATTGACGTGCCGTCCAGCAGCGAGGTAATCCACACGCGCTGCGAGTTGGGCTCGTTGAAAACGAAGTAGCCGTCCAAGTAGCCGACCGTTACCGCGCCGGGGAAGTCGGGATCGGAAATCTCGCCAAACGCATTCGTGCTGACGTTGTAGATGTAGCCGCGAGGGTTGCAGGCGATGAACAACTGCGTGCCGTTGTCGGCCATGCTGACCGGCCCGGTGCCGGACACCGTGCCCAGCAGGGTGGCGTTCCATGCAGCGTCTACCCGGTAGAGGTCGTTGCCGGACACGACGTAGCCGTAGCTGCCGAACTGCCACAGCCCGCGCACGGGGCCGGAGCCGACCGAGGCCAGCAGGCGAAGGCCAGGGGCGCGGACAAGGAAGCCAGCGGACTTGCCGCCTTCGGGCGTGGCTTCGGGGTAGAGGTTGATCATGCGGTTGTCCACCGCATTGATGCTCCGCGCCACATACGCTTGTCCGAGGATGGGCGTCCGCATCAATAGTTCCCAGAATACACTGAGAAGCGTTGCCGCGTGCCCACCATGCTGTACGGCAGGCTCATGATGTCGCCGGGGTTGTTGATGCGCTTCAGATTCCGCTTGCTGGTCATCGCAATGCGCTTGACCGTCGGCGACGGCTCAACGCCGAATTCCGGCGCTAGTTCGCAGGCCAGATTGTACCGGAACGCCCGCAGGTAGCCGGGCGGAAAGGCCAGCGTAGTGACCAGCGTCGCCGGCTGAGTGAGTTCTTCCACCGAGATGAAATGCCACTCCAGCGCCCGTGTCGGCACGGGGTAGACGTACATTTCGATGTCGGGATAGGTCATGTTCAGCCAGATGATTTGCGGGTAGGTGCTGGTGACCGTCTTGACCGCAATGCCATCGTACTGCTGCTGGTTAATCATCTTGATGCCGAACGAAATGCCGGTGGTGGCATCGCGGAAGTACGTCGAGTCATCAAGCTGGATGGGCCGGTTGCCGACGAAGTTGCCGGTAGGGCCTAGCGTGCGGCTGATTTGACCAGCAGGCCAAGTGAACACCTGGTCTTGCGTGGAGAAGATGCTGAGGCGTTCAGTGTTCCATGAGTCGATCATCTGATTCAGCGCAGTGAGCGCGTCAGATGCAGTCGCGGCTGACGGCACTTCGCCTTCAGCTAACTGACCAATCAGCCGCAAGGCCCCATTGATTTGTTCGCCTGCGGTTGACACTAATCAGCCTCCTAGCAGCGGGCGACAGCCCCTTGAATGCGTCGGCGCTTAGGCGCCAGTTCGTTCACCACCTGCTCAGGTCCACGCACCCATCCTTCGCGCGCATCCGCCTCGGCTTCTGCCTCGGAGATGGCTATCTTGGTGCCGTGTACCGGGTGGTAGAGCTTGATTACCATAAGGTCAGGGGGCGGTTGCCCGCCCCCGTTCCTAACTACATCAAGCCAGGCGGTACAGCGACCAAGCACCGTCGCCCGTTTTGCGGGCGCGGAACCGACCGGACGTGTTGGTCGCGGCGGTAGCCAGACCAACCAGCGTCCAACCCGTACCGGCGGCGACAGTCGCCGTGGTGCCGGCGGTGTTGACCAGCGAGAAATCAAACCCGCTGTCCACCTTCGCGTTGATCAGAGTGGCCTCAAGCAACGCAACAGTCGGCAGCGTCTGAGTGCCCGGCGTGCCGCTGGCGACAATCAGGCCGGTCAGCAACTGCGCCGCAGTCAGCGTACCAGCGGCGGAAACCGCCGCCGGCGCGCCCTGAAGGACCAGCTGGACTTCGTTGACGTTACCGTCAGTGACCTGATACCCGTTTCCAGTAGAAGGAAATGCCATGATGTTTTCTCCTTAACCCCAGATGCGGCAGGCCATCGGCGCCCGAATGACTGAGTAGCCATACAGAACGTCTACGCGGCAAGGCATACGGTCGTTGTTGATGTCGTACTGACGGACGATACGCAGGCTGATGCCGTTATGCACCTGCCGGGAGGCCATATCGACGCCCTGCGGGAGCAGAAGGTCGGCGGTAGCCAGCGAGATGGCGTCCTTGTGGTACACCAGGTTCTGCGGGTACTGGGTCGAAGCCGCACCGACGAAAGTGACGGCCGCGTTGTCCGCAGGGAACGAATCCACCGTCGCCAGCGCGTTGCTGCTGGTGTAGATGGGCGGCGAGATAGCCACGCTCGTCCAAGCGCCGGCAGCGGCAGTGGCGGTCGCGGTGACCGTGAACTGCTGAAGCGAGCCAGTGGACTGACGGGTCTGCGGGTTGACCGAGTAGACGTTCGCGATGGTGAACACGTCGCCAACCGCAATCGTCGCCGAGCCGGTGCCGCCATCAAGGTTGATGGTGCTGGCGCCCTGGGTGCTGATCGCGCCGTTCACCAGAATGGTGTCGGTCGTGGACCGCGAACCAGTGGTGTGCTGGACGATGGACTGAGACATGTTGACCTCGTCCAGACCCAGAATACCTTCGCCCATCATGCCGTTCTTGAACTGGCGGCTGATGGTGCCGGTCGGGTTGAAAAGGCCCTTCATGCCTTCAACCAGCGCAGCGTTAGCCGCCGGGTTGACGGTGGCGTAGCGCGGCGACATCGGCGCAGCGTACTCGTTCAGCTTCTGGTTGGCCTGCAATAGAACCAGCGAGGTCGCCGGGGTGGTGCCGGGGGTGCCGACAGAGCTGTAAATGCTCTTGTAGGCGTTCGCCACATCGGCGTCCACGCTGGCAGCCAACTGGCTGATACGCGGCTTCAGCACGCGCTCAGCGAAGTCGTCAAGCTGCATGGTCAGTTCGGCCGAGGTGAAGTTAATGCCGATGTGCTTCTGGCTGGTGACGGCGAGCGTGGTGTACTGCTCGTTGTCGTCCTGCACCTGAAGGGCGGCACCGTCGGTCACCAGAGCGCGGTCCGGCAGACGGATGCGGAGGGTGGAGCCGATTTTGGCTCCTTCAACCGCGAAGGAATCGTCGTACTGACGGTTCACGTTGCGGGAAATCACCAGGTTGTTCTCGAGGATTTCGAGAGACTTCCGAGTGATCATATCAATCGTAAGCAATGAGTTAGCCATGATGGGCTCCTGTTAGCGTTGTGCCTCCAGCTTCCGAATCTGCCGTAGCCGCTCTGCCTCAATCCACTGGCTGGTCGTCATGCTCTTGATAGAGCGCGGATCAGTCGTGTCCAAAACAGGTGCGCTCGCACTGCGCGGCTTGTTCGGCGAAATCGGTTCCGGGGCGTTGGACACCTTTTTCGTCATCGGCTCGGTGGTCAATTTGACCTCCAGCCGCCCAATCTCTTTGGCCTGCAAGTACGGCGACAGTCGGGAAATGCGGTCGGCTTCCTTGGGGTTCGCCCCCAGATAGTAGGCCAAATCCGGCCCAATATCGGACGCCTGAATCGTTTCCGCCATCACGTTCGTAATCGGAAGGTTCGGGTTGTACGCGACCTGTTCAAAGTCATCGTACTTCGCCCTGGCCTCTTCTTCACGGTCGTGATAGGCGTCAAGCAATTCCGCTTGTCTGGCGCTTTGCTCCCGCTGCTGGATCAGTTGTTCCGCCTTGCGGGCGGCCAGCGCGTCAGCGTATGCCTCAACGCTTTCAAACTGATCTGCCGGCGGTAGCTCACCAACAGGCTTTACAACCTGCTGTTGCTGCTGCCTCTCCCACTTACGCTGCTCTCTCGCAAGCCGCTTGCTGACAATCGCGTCCAGTTCCTCCTGTGTGAAGGTCTTGGGCGCAGACTCAGCCTCAACTTCCGGCGCTGAAACATCGGGTTCAGGTGCTGCCGTCGCTACCTGTTCCGGCGCGGGTGTGTCCGCTAACAGTTCATCTGACATCTTTGGCTCCAAAAAGCCCCCGGTGAACCTCGCCGGTACGGTTTTAGCTTTTTTACCTTATTCAGATAAAACTAGCAATAACTATTCAAAAGAAACAGTTGCGGCAACAGTTCCGCTAATAACGACATACAACCCTTTGTCAAATTGAAGGCCATCCACCGGAAAAATATAGTTGGCCGCTGCTGCTGGCGTAAACACGCCGATTAGCGTTTTGGTCGTACTTGTATCGGCGGAATCATAAATCGTAATTGTTGGAGTTCCAGATGCGGCACTAACAAAAATGCCTTTCAGTTTGCCAAAACTAGGCTTTAGGTTAGCTGAAGCCGTGATGTAGGAAGATAAGGCCATATAAACCTCACGAAAGAAATTTAAGTTTGTAGAGCGTCGAGAGGTACAATTCAACAATCCCGTCGATCAGATTCTGCAACGGTGTGTCCTTGCGGTCGCAGACTTCGTACCGCATGGCCTCAATGGCTTCAACCTGGTCCTGCAAAAACTCCACCACGTTGCTGGTCTTCTTGGCCGATTGTAGCGAGATAGGGCCAATCAGGCCATGCCTGCCCTGGTACGCCTCGGCGAACCCGTCCGCCAAGTCCACAATTTCTTCGTAGAACTCTTGCAGCGCCTTGTGCTTAGCATAGCTGCGGGTGTTCAAATGCACGCTGTGAGTCACGTCCCGCGCCAGAAAGAACAGCCCTACGAACTCGGCGCATTTCATTGCATTGGCTCCTGCTGCATCATTTCTGGTGGCATTTCACCCATCATTTCCTGCGGCGGCATCTCGGGCATCCCGCCGCCCTGCGTCATCAGGTCGCCCGACTCCATCATGCCGTGGATGGTGCCCAGCACCACGTCCTGCACTTGGTCTGGGGTCATGCCGGCCATAGTGGCGCTGATCCGCTTCGTCTCCGCATCGTACGCCTTAATCTTCAGTTCCTGCGCTTCCATCGACTGCGCCACGCTCTGAAGCATCTGGTGCATCTGCTCCATTTCCTGACCCATCGCCTGAATCTGCTGCTCGGCCTGCATCAGCGCCGGCGTCTTGTCGTCGTCTTCCAGCAGCTTGGGGTCAATCGTCTTGGAGAACCGCTTCGCCATCTCCTGCGCGCCCGGCCAATCCATGTTCTTGATGAACAGGTCGCCAGCCACCGCCCATAGCTGCGGGTTGCCTTGCAGAATCTGACTCATCGCGTCCATCGCTTCCTGACGCTTGGTCATGTAGCTCGGACCCGTGGTCACGCACACGTCGTAGCGGCCGACACCGGGGTTGTAAATCTTCTCGATGACGTTGCCCATGTCGTCTTCAACCTTCCGCACCGGCATCGGCTGCGTGGGGTCGATCTTCGCCATCTTCGTGTCGCCGTCCATCCCGATAATCCGCGCGATTCGTTGCGTATCGTAGATTTTCGGTATCAGGTCCACGATCTGACGGGTGCAGTACCGGATAGCACGCGCCAGGTTGTCCACATAGTGGTACGTCCCCGTGTCGCCCTGCTTTTCCCGCGCCAGAATGGCCTTGCCCGACCGCTCGTTGCTGGTCGCGCCGAGGCTTGAGTCATACTGCCCAGTGGTCGATTTAATGTCGTCGGAGGCGCCCATCTTGGCCTGAATCAGCCCAGTCTGCGCCATCGGCGGCAACGCACGCTGCGGCAGCGGCAAAACAGAGCCTTGGCCGTCCGTTACGTCGGGATTGACCTCCAAATACGGCCAATTGGTCGTGTTTGCGGTCTTCCACTGCTGTTCGTAGCCCTCAAACTGCCCGCCGTAGCCAATAAATGGCGCTTTTGGCGCCAGCGCGAGCATTTCGGCCTCTTGACTGACCCAGTAGTTGTACATCCGCTGGGCATCTTTGGCGTTTCGGACGATGCCGGACAGAAAAACCCGCCCATCGACCTCAAATTCGTTGCCGACGACCCGAATTACCGGGATCCACTTGCCCGCCCAGTCCCGCTCCTCCAGCACTTCAAACCCATTGATGCGGCACCACTTGATTTTGCGGCGCTGCACCTTGCGGGTCTTGATGGGACGGTAGCCCATGGCCTTAATCTGGGCCATTTCGGGCGCGTCTTCGTACAAAACGATGTTGCCGGGGAACATGAGCAGCGTGGCCGGCTCATAGTCGGCGTAAAAGTACTCGGCGATGCGGACGGTGTCTTCGTTGATCCACTGACTCAGCGACTGGTCGCCTACGCCCTGCTGCTCAATGCTCGACAACGGTCTAGCGTCAGGATATTGACGCTCAAATTCTTCCTTCAGCAGGTCTTCCGTGATGAAGCACCACTCGGCGTCGGCGCCGCAGGGGTCTTGAATGGTCGGGTCCATGTAGACCGAGAAGGAATTGCGGACGCGCCCGATGCGGATGTCCTGATCAAACGACTC